ATCGACGCCTTCGCCGATCCCACGAGCTACGGGCTTTCGGTCAAGAAGCCCGGCTCGGATGAGCAGGAGACACGCCACGTCGATCTCGTCGAGACCTTCAACTACCTGATCGACATCTACGCCCCGTCGGAGGGCCCCCTCTTCGACCTCTACGCCCTCGGCGATGCCGTCAGGGGGCATTTTTTCGCAGGGTCCGGAGTGGGCCCAGCCGCCGCATTCGGGCGCGTGACGAACGCGGTGGTTACCGCTATGATCGCGCAAACTGACTCGTTTCAGCTTCCGGTGCCGATCACCGGTTTCGTCCACAGGGAGACAGTTTCATGAACGCAACCTGCAGCCCCATCGTAGCGTCTGGCAGTCTGGCGGATCTTGGCTATGCCGAGGAAGTCTGCACCGGAAAGCCTATCGTTGATCCTGCACTGAAGGTATTCCGGCGCCGCAGCACCACGCTCGCGTTGACCAAGGACGCCTACGACAGCGAGGAAATCCGCAGCGACCGGATGGAGAGCGACAGCCGCGACGGGATGCGTCGGGTTGGGGGTGAAATCATCGCAGAGGTCAGTCCTGCCAGCCATGACGCAGCCTACGAGGCGCTGATGGGCGGTTACTGGCGCGCAGGCTCGTCGCTGGACCTTGTGGCGAACCCGGTGACCATCAATGCGAACGGCGTGGCGCAACTCCCTGTCGCGGGCAACTGGGTGACGCTCGGTTTCCGCATCGGTGACAGGATTGCTTTCTCCGGAACGGGTGACGCCAACTACGACGGGCGGTCGTTCACCATTCTGGGACTGAGGACGGACGACCCCCAGAACGCCACGCTATCGAACGAAAAGGGCTTCACGTTCCAAGCGGCCACGCTGTCGGCGGGTGTCCTCAAGGTCGCAGGCAAGAAACTCGGAATCGGAAACATCCTCCGCAGCTTCGTTTTCGAGCGCGCCTTCACCGACATCGGGCGGTTCATCACCTATCGGGGCGTGCGGTTCAACAGCGTCGCCTTCGCCCTGCCGCCGACCGGTATCGCGACGGCGACCTTCGGCCTGATCGGGACCGACGCCGACCCGGTGGCGCTGGCGTCCATCGATGGTGTGCCGGAATTGGTCAAGGGCCCGGCGGAACTCGGCACGCTGACCTTTGATGCGGTAGCCCGGACGGTGACGGCTTCGACCGGCGACTGGGAGACCGAAGGCTTCGCTGTCGATGACATGGTGGTCTTCACCGGCATGACCGTTGCACCGCAGAACAACAACCCGCGCCACATCACGTCCGTCAACGGCGCGGTCATCACCGTGGCAGAGGCTGTCCAGACGGCAGTGGAAACAGCCTTCAGCGTTCGCAAGATCGCACTGCCGGATTACGACGAGGTCAGCGAGGAAGGCGTGCTGGTGGCGGTCTCCGGGTCCGTCATCGTTGGCGGGCGCCAGATCGGCGTCGTCACCGCACTGGACGTGACGATCAACAACAACATGGCCGGGTCGGAAGTTGTCGGATCGAACATCATCCCGACGATCACTTGGGGTAACCAGCAAACCGTGCAGGGCAGCCTCACGATCCTGTTTGACGCCGACGCGGGGCTCGAGGCCTACAACCGCTTCGACCTCGAGCAGGAGGCGCTGGTCTCGATGCGGATGGACAGCGCGGATGGGACGGCGTTCTTGCAGATCACCTTGCCCCGCTGCAAGTTCAACAGCGGCACCATCGGCGACGCGGTCGCCACCGGCCTGCCGATCACCATGGATATTCGTGGCCTGCAGCCCACGGACCCGGTGGCGGACAACAGTCAGGTGGTGATCCAGACGGTCTACGTGAACATGGTGACGCCCGTCATTGTTCTGCCACCGGCATCCGCCCCAATCACGGTCGGCGTCACCGGGTCAGGCACGAGCCTTGTCGGCCTTCAGGTTGGCGGGGGACCGGCAGACCGGGCTTATACCGCGACGGTGATCTTTGACATCGATGAAGGGCCGGAGATGGAAGTCGCGGTCGACATCCTGCCGGGTGACACTCCGGAGAATGTGGCAGTGAACATCGCCACCGCCATCGCTGCAACGATGGAACTCGAGGCAGAGATCGAGAGCGGCAGTAGCGTCGTTGTAACGCCTGAGACCGGGGTTCTGATCAGCGAACTTCGGGTCGAGATCGTCTGATTGTGCGGCTGTTAAACACCCGCTAAGGTGAGGGGGCGCCATGGGAGGCGCCCCTTTGTTTTTGGAGAAGCGCATGGACCTTTCGACCCTGATGGTAACCGACGAAGCGAAAGCCGTCGACCTTATCCACCCCGTCACATTCCGCCCGCTGGGCACGCCGGAAGCCCCGGTCAGGGTGATGATCGTTCCTCCATCGCACCCGCGCATGCGCGCGGTCGAGCGTCGCATTGCAGACCAGCGCGTGCAGAACGCCATGGTCGCCCGGGGCAGGATGAAGCTGTCGGCGGATGAGATCGAGGCTGAAGCTGTCGACCGGTTGGTCGCCTGCATCGAAAGCTGGGAGGGGATCAGTATTGAAGGCAAACCATTGAAGGTCTCGGCGGAGAACGCCCGGATGCTGATGACGACCCCATCCCTGCGCTGGCTGCGTGACCAGATCGATCAGGCACTGGGAGATCATGGCACTTTTTTGGCGAAGCCCGCATCGACGACTTCGAATCCTTCTGCCGGTTCCACTTCAGCCTGAACGTGGTGACGGACGGGGTGTCCGTCCGTGAACATCTGGAGGCGGTCGAGCGGCAGACCGGCGTAACACCGAAGGCCCTGCGTGGGCCGGACTGCCCGTTCGAATTCGACCGGGTATTCCTCCTCTGGTCGGAGATCCACGCAGGGCGGTCGAGTAACGGGATGGGGATCACACCCCTGACTTGGGTCGACATAGCGGCGTGGCGCGACCTGACGGGGGAACTGGTGACGCCGGATGAAATCCGGGTTATTCGTAGGATAGACGGCTGGTGGCTGGACATCATGACGGCGGAGCGCAAGGCAGATGGTCGACATTCCCCTGATCGTAAACGCTGACACTTCCTCGGTCGTGAAGGGGAAGACGGACCTGACCGGGTTCAAGGAAGCATTAGGGGGCGTCAAGACCCAGACGGAGGCGGTGACAGGGGCCTCCCAGCGCGCCACGGGGGCAAACAAGTCCTACACCGAAAGTCAACGGGAAGGCAGTCGTGCAGCGCAGGACGCGACCCGCGCAGCCCGAGAGCAGGCGTCGGCGGTCGACCGGGTGGGGCAAGCCTACAAACTTGCCAAGGCCGGTATCGCAGGCTTCATCGGCATGGCTATCGTGCGCGACCTGCAGGCCACCACGATGACACTGCAGAAGATCAACATGACTTTCACGGCGGTCACTGGCAGCGCGGCTGGGGCGCGGCGAGAGATGGACTACGTCCGCCAGACAGCGGATAGTCTCGGGCAGGACGTTCTCACAGCGGCGGGGGCTTATTCCAAGCTGCTGGCGGCAACCAAGGGAACGAGCGTCACCCTACAGGAAAGCCGGACGGTATTCGAAGGGATCACGGCTGCGGCTACGGCCTACGGTCTGTCGCAGTACGAACTCGAGGGCGCGCTGATGGCCGTCCAGCAGATGATCTCGAAAGGGTCTGTGCAGGCCGAAGAACTGCGCGGGCAACTTGGTGAGCGGCTGCCGGGGGCCTTCCAGATTGCGGCCCGCTCGATGGGTATGTCGACGCAGGAACTGTCGAAGGCCTTGGAAGGGGGCGAGGTGGCGGCGGACGAATTCGTGCGTGCGTTCGGTTCGCAACTGCAGAAAGAATTCGGGGGATTTGCGACCCAGACCCGCACGACGGCAACGGCGATCAGCGAACTTGAAAACTCGATGCTGGCCCTGAAGGAAGCGGTCATCGCCGGTGGTTTCCAGAAGGCCCTTTTCACGGTACTGGAATCGTTGAACCGACTGGCGCAATCGGAGGCAGCGGTGGCGGCGGCAGAGGCCCTTGGGGCGGCGTTCAACATGCTGGCGGACGTCGTCTCCTACTTCCTCCAAATCATCGAAAACGTAGCCAATAGCGATGCGCTGGCCGGTTTCTTCTCGTTGATGGCGGACAACATCGAGGTGGCGACCGTTGC